TTATCAATATTTATAACAGAAGTTATATATCTATCATTCATTATTGTAATTTCGTTTTCTTTGTGAAACGGTCTGAACTTGCATTGCCGACAAACAAACTGGTCCCATTCCATCCACTGCTGAAACGGTGGTGCAATGCCGTGTTTTTCGTCAATAGATTTAAACATTTCTGGCAGCATTGGTGCCGATAGCGTATCAAGATCGACTATGCCAAGTTCATGATGGCAGATATCACAAACAACTAATTGATTATTCACTTAGCACCTTCCTGTCTTCAACTTTTTTTAATTCATGTTGATACCTAATCCATGCACCACACATATCTTTAGTTCCATCATGGTTGGGAATATGTTCTATCAACTCTTTAGCTGCAATAAATGCGTAAAACAACGTAATATAATCCGTGAGTAGATTTCTGTTAGATCTTTGAATATCGTCAAGTTTATCTAATAATTCTATGTGCTTATTCATAGTCTAAAGCCTCCTTATCTAAATCAGACGGCCCAGGGTCATAAACAATATCGTCTGTTATTTTTGTTTCTGACGATTGAACTTTGTTGAAATCAGTCTGCGAACCCATCTTAAAACCTATTTTTATTGCTGCATAATGCGACCAAAATAGAATTAAGAAACACAGTATTATTAATATTTGTATCATGTACTCGTTCATATCAACCTGCCTTTAGAATATCTTGGTTTTCATAAATATTACCGACAATTTCAAACTGGATAGTCCCACGACCGAAAAAACCAGATAGGCTACCTGTATCCCCATCGTCTGCAAACTTAACATAATATTGGCCGCCTTCATTATCCCATAAAACTTCACAAAAGAATGGGAAATCGTCTATATACGTTAAGATATCACCTTCATAAATTTCTTTTCCGTTCTTATCTTTCAATCCTGTGTATTGCATAATCGGCATATCACTATCAAATTCATTGCCATTGTCTGTATAGATATAATCACCATTTGCACAAATGTTTGATAACTTAAAGTAACCCAATTTTTTCCCATTCCACGCTCTAAATTTGAATATTCTCATTATATCAACCCACCTTCTAAATTATTTTGTATATGCTTCATTGCTTGATCGTGTTCGTATCTTGCTATATCTTCAAAAGTAGTTGGCACTAAATCAGTTACTTCGACTGCCTGCTCCCACGGTCGCATTATCAAAAGAGTATGAACAACAGACCCCAACACATAAATAGACGGGTTGGAATCTTGCTTTGCACCTTTTTCTTCTATAAACGACATAATGTAGTTACGAACAAAATTGGTTTCGCCCAGGTAAAGAGTTTTGTGTGTTTTATTCAATGCAACTTTAATTCTGGCTGTGTATATCTCAAAGTTGTCAGTCTGGTTATAGTCAATCGGTCTAGATATTCTTACCGGTTCTTGTTCTGTATCTTCTATATTTAATTCGTTAACAATACTCATTAGTTGTAAAGGATCACCCCACCAATTTGTAATAATCCCTTCGCCGTATTCTTTCTGTATCTCTTTTGCCTTTGCAACAAGCTCATAAGCATCATCAGTTTCAAACTCGTCAATACAGTCAAAAGTTATTGTATCATCATATTTAACGCCAATTGTTAGCAAATACCCATTGTGAGAAAATGTAGGAAGTATTATACCACCTGTAATGTGAGAGTAGAGATTGTCCTTAGCATCTCGGTAGGCATAATCACGGACATTAGCCTCAATTCCCTCCATCTCTGCAACAAAAGCATTGGTGAAAGGGTTGCCGTATGTTTCTTTTTTAAATCTCGGCATTGTTTTCTTTTATTCTTTTAATATTAGCATCTTGACTTTTTTTTAATGCGTCCAGGTCTATTGTTCTTTCAGCGCAAACCGTCCACCAAGTGCAAATATTATTTTCTTTAAATGCACATTCCGTAATGCACTCTATACCACCTCCGTGACTATCTATATTTTTAATAGTCCTGTGAAGTCCCATAGTTTCAAGATATATTGATCTTGCGTATCTTTCAACCAGCCTGGGTGTTTTTGTTATACAACCTGTAACGTATGCGTCTTTTACCTGTGTTATAAACCAGTCTATAGATATTTCAATTATTTTATCTTTCATTCAATTGGTGTCTCCTCCGAAGGTTCACGCCCTACAATCTCAAAAAACACATCAAACAATTCTTCAAAATCGTTGATTCCCCATACTATATCATTCTCATGATCTAACAAATATTGATTTAAAATTGCTTCTGTTTCTGGTTTCATATTAAAGTCTTAAGCCTATGCAGATTTAAGCCTTTTATTTTTTTAACGTTATAATTACAACCACTTACAAAATCACTGTTTTTTACTGAAATCATGATAAATCCATGCCTTTTATAAATGTTTTGTACGCACCTTCGTGAGAATACCTCAAAGCATCCATAATGTGGTTGTTTGCATCAATAATAATCGGCAAGATATTGTCCGTATGTGGATCTTTCTTATATTTATAGTGTATAAACTCGCTGATTGTCTCAACACACCGAGGGTCTATCACAACATCAAATCCTTTTATATACTCAATACCGTCTTGTATGCTGCCTTTTCCCTTTTTAGATCCTTTGATATGGAAGCCTTCGTCTTTAACAAAGTCTATCGTATCCGGTCTTGCACTATCCCCAATCAAGGGCCATTGCCTTGAACCAGGAACCGTATCAATAAAAGCAGCTATATCAACAGTCTTAACACCTTTCCCCCATGCTTCATAATCAATATACATAGTCTCGTCTTGAATCCATGACCTGATTACAGCCATTGGGTCTGCTGCGAACCCCCAATCAACACCATATTTTAAGATTGCATCCTTCGGAGGTTTCGGTACTTCTTCAATTCTCCAACATCCGTGCATAACCTGTTCGTCACTCTGCTGGACTGTCTGGCCTTCCCAAACGTGGAGATATTTATCAAAGTCTTTTGTCTTGCAGAACTCCATTTCTTCTCTTAACACGTCGGGGAACCACGGGTTATCGTAATATTGAACATCAATAACGCAAGATCGTGGAGGCTTAATCTCGTCTGAAAACATTGCGTGAACTGGATCGTCATCGAATCTTGGATTGTATGAGAACCAAATTTCTGAACCTTCTTGGCGAATCGTAGGAATTAATATGTCCAAAGATATTTGCGAACAAGTGTGTGCCTCTTCTACCCATGCGAAGTCTACCCCTTCTGTTGACTTTATACCGTCTGGGTCAGATCTAAGCCCAGCAAATATAAAATTAGAGCCTGTACGCTTGTGTCTTATCTCACTTAGAGTCGATTCGAACTCCTCTTGTAACCCAAACTTTTCTATCTGATCGTCTAATATTCGTTTTACTGAATCTTTTATAGAACGCTGAATCTCACGACAACATAAGATCCTATGCTTTCCGTTTCTTGCGTATCCTATTAGCGCTGCTGCAAATGACCTTGAATTATGGGTAACTGTACCATCTGACAAACAAAACAAATTGTCACTGTCAACGCTAAAACCATAATATTTACCGATACCGGCTGGCTTTACAACTAAATACGATAATGTTTTATCTTTATTAGGTTTAACCCCATGACAAATTTTTCTCTTTATTTTGCATGGTATTTTATCAACAAACCCATTTATTCCGACAGCCCAAGCCACACCCCTCACGCCATTATTTGTGCAAATTGTTGATTTCTTTATTATAGTAGTTCTAAAACCTAAAGAATCGACAAGCCTTTTGACATCATATATAAGTTTTTTATTTGCTAAGGTTATCTTATAGCTACCCCTGCCATTATATGTGCCATCGGTATCTATTAAGCCTGCAAGTAGTTGCAATCTTACATTCTCGGAATTAGATATATAACTATCTGGGATATGCTTATTAAGTATCAAATTATAAGATTTAAATAAATCTTTTAATGGGTTTTGACGCCCTTTATTACCTACTATCCTTGATAGTCCTATATTTTGTGCTTTACCTTTTTTTGTGCAATAAGTTGCTTTTACATTATAAGTTGGTGCTATTTTTTCTAAATAATTAACTATTTCTTTATCGGCTGTTGTGATTACCATATCCCTGCTATGCCCGTCTCCCAACCAAACCCCCAATAAATATGGGTCTATCGCTACTTTCTGCCCTTTAAACTTTATAAGCCCAGCCCTATACCCCCTGAAGTTTTCCTTCCATCTATTTGATTGTTTTAAATATTCGGATACAGAAATATTGACGATACCTCCCCATCCAGGGTATCTACCGTTAGGACATTTATAATTACCAGATTTTAATTTTATGCCCCTATCTTTAGCGCAGGATTTAGATTTTTTTAAAGACAAGATATGGTCTTTGTTGACGGTATAGCTAATAGCAGACGTTTGATTTATTTCAAACATTTCAGACTCACCAACCATCGTATCTATGACATTCCTCGGTCTAGAGTCTGGCCCCATAAGCTTATCACCGATTATGATATCTTCAACATTTTTTAGCTTACCGTTATACATTAACACTGGCGTACCAAGAGCAAAACACTTTGCACCACCACGACCGCCTCTAAATACTTTATATCTAAAGTCAGTCTGCAATAATGGTTCAAATATTTCAGGTATTTCAGCTTTTATTTTTTAGTCTCCGATTTAACGAGAGTAAATTGTGTTACTTCTACAGGCCCACCACCTGGAGAAGATAGTGTGTTGTCTGACTTATCATGGTATCCATGCTTACCTAACACAAGCTTAACTATGTTAGAGTTAAATTTCCCTGTAAGCCCACTATTGATTAAGATTTGATGTTGTTTTTGTAAAATTTCTTCTAATATCTCCGAAAATTCTTTCTTATCTTCATGCCCTGCCCAATCATACAGAGTTGATGACCTAATGCCACAAGCTAATGCAACCCCTATGTGAGATGGTATAACGTCCCCTAATAATTCGAAATTATTAACATAATGGCGTGCCTTTTCAAGTATGCCTTTATTATATTTCGTTGGCCTCCCGACTTTAGCCATGATACCTCTCTATGCTTTAACCTTCAAAACGCTAAATTTGCCTACCTTGTTGAGTTGTAATGTTCCACTTTTTGTTGAATCTTTGCAACTTATTGCTTTTTCTATACTATTCCAAATAATTTGGTCAAAATTCTCTCTGTAATTATTATTAGCTACTCTTTGATTTGATTTTGATTTGATTGACATTCTTTTATTCTTTCCCTTGCTGCTTTTAGATCTTTAGCATATTTTTTATCATCCCAATCCGGTTCGTCTCTTGCATATTCTTTTGCAGTTTTTGTAACCGGTTCGTGCCTAAATATTAGCATCAGTATACTCTACCAGTGCTGTAACATCCACTTGTTGCACCAGGACTACTTTTACCCTTCGGTCTTATCACCTGTGACTCAATATAATCTATTTTTTTATTTAGTATTTGTATTTTACCACCTCTGTCTAAAAAAGATTTTATTGTTTCTTTTTCTTTCCCCCTGCTACTCTTTGTTTTGTGAGTCTCAAAGTTCATTAATAATGTCAACTATATCAGATATTTAGCTACAGCACAAACAAAAATAGCCCTCATCGGTATACTCAATTGTATACCGACTTGGACTATCGACGAAGGAAGAGAAAAATGAAAAAATCAAACTTACCATCCTACATAAATTGTGTTCACTACTAAAATTAATATATACAAAAATATCGTGTTTATGTCAATAGCAAACATTTTAATTATTCGATTCCAACCACTTTTCCCGAAGGTAAGATACGACTAAAATTACTCGTTGCAACGGTTATTATTTCTTGCCGCCAGCGCTGGATGCCTTGCCTGATTGCAGCCGGGTTCTTTCTATATAATATCTCAGCGATTTCTTTTAACGTAAACCCATTTTCATACATTAACACCGCAGTTCGTCGTTCTAGAGTACTATATTTCCCTGATCTGTGTCCCATTTTGTCCTCCTAATGTTTTGTGTTAAGTGGCAGGCGGTTATTCTGGACAATGTTTACAAGAATAACCATATCCATCACTGCCACATACTTTACAAGTAGAAATCTCTTTAGCCTGTCCAGCTTCAACAACTTGATTAGGAGGCTGTTTGATAGGGCAATAAGCTTCATTGCAGTAGACAGGTCCATTCTCATACGCACAATAGCGTAAGCCGTCATCCATATAATGACTGGGACAATCGTGAAATTTAACGGTAATATTCCAAGTTTTTAACATACTAATAGTCCTCCTAATAATGCAGATCAGCGGCAAGGTACGCCGCCCGTTGCATTAGCTGATTATAAAATTACGCGCCTAAAGTTAGTATTAAGTCCATAATAAGGGTGCACAGGGCGCCACCAATGTATAATTGCCAATCTTTTTTGCATAGCTTTA